GCACCACACGGGGCGACCAAGCCTTCCTCACGCCGCAAAAGGCCATTGAGGTCATCAGCTCGCGCATGCTCGAGGAAGCGATCAGCGCGGCGACCGACGGCGTCATCCCCTCATTCGACACGGGGCTGGTGATGCTGGTCATGGCCGCGCAGGAGCCGGGGCAGCTCGCAACCGCCCTGAACGGCTTCAACACGGTGTTCCCCATCCCGGAGCTGCGCCAGGCGGAGCGCAGGGCGAAGGCCCTGGCCACCATCGAGCTGGACAAGTTCAAGATACCGGAGCCGCCCAAGTTCCCCCCATGGGGGAACGCCGCCCCGGAACGGAGCGCGACCGGCCTGGCCGTGGCCCGCGCCTTGGGGGGGCAACTCGCCATGGCGGAGGGTCTGGAGGCGGCCAAGGTCTCCCCGGCGGCGAAGCTCGCGGAGTTCACCTCCAAGCTCTCCGCAGCGGCCGCGCAGCGCCAGCAAGACCTGCAAGACCTGGCCGGAGGAATGACCGGGGCAAGCGACGCGTGGCACGGAATCTACCTGGAGGGCGCGGTGGCCACCCTGGCCCCCCTGCTTGCCAAATTCGCGCCGCCCCTGGACGATTCCTTCAAGTGCTGCGTGAGCGTTTGCTGGTACGGCACCAAGAGCCAGGTTGCCTACCTCAAGGAGGCCTTCGGCCTGACGAACCCCCTGGAGGGAATCCTGTGAGCTTCCTGCTACTCGATGACTTCACCGTGCCCGGCTATGGCCTGCAGGCGTCTCTCTCGAACAAGTTCAAGGACGAGGACGCCTCCGGCGAGACCTCGTCGACCTCCACGGCCAAGAAGGGCACCAAGGGCAAGCGGCTGGAGTGCAAGATTTACATCCGCTTCAAGGACGAGGCGGACCTTCGCGCCCTGACCCGGGTGGCCGAGCAGACGAGCGGCGGCGACAACAAGGTCTACGCCATCACCAACCGCACGGCCAACGCGGCCGGAATGCGCCAGGGGCGCTTCAGCGGCGACTTCAAGGCCGACGAGCAGGAGGGGAAACGCTGCTGGCTCGTGTCCTTCACCATCGCCGAGCACATCTCCGTGCCGGAGCGGGCGGAGTCCCGCGAGACACCGAAGACGGCGGAGGCGCAGCAAAGCGAGGGCGAGACCGTCGCTTCGTCGACCACGAGCGGGGCGAAGCCGGAGCTGTCCTGGTTCGAGAAAAAGCTCAAGGCCGTCAATGACGCGCTGGGCGACTATGACGCGGGGGGCAAGTAGTGCGCCTACTCAAGCGCCTTGAGATCGACGGGGCCGAAGTCCCCCTCGTCTCCGAGGAAATCCGGCTCGACCTAGACAGGCCCGGCCGGGCCATCTTCCAGGTGCGTGCGGAGGCGGAGCTGTCCGGGCGGGTCACGTTCGCCCTGGGCTGGCATTTCGCGGACACCCTGACGCTCTTTTTCACCGGCGATGTGGAACGGAGCACGGCCGTCGATGCCACACAGCAGCGGCTGTTCTGCCGGGAGCTTTCGGCCCGGCTCGACGCGCAACACCCCCTATCGCTGCGCCACCCCACCCTGCGCGAGGTGCTCGCGGCCTATGCGGAGCGCACGGGCCTGCGCTTTATCCTGCCGGACAAGCCCTACGCCTCGAAGCGGGTTCCCGCGTTCTACGGCCTGGGCTCCGGCTATCACGGCATGGCCAGCATCGGCGATGTGTTCGGCATCAAGGACTACCTCTGGCAGACCCAGGGGGACGGGGCCGTGTTCGTCGGCTCCTGGGCCGATTCGCGCTGGCCAGCCACGCCCGTGAGCCTGCCGCAGGAGTTCTTCACCCGCGTGACGTCCGGGATGCAGACCGTGACCTGCATTCCGGGCCTTCGCCCGGGCGCGGTGCTCAACGACCGCCGGGTGCAGTCCGTGCGCCTGGCCGGGCACCAGATGGAGGTCGCATGCAAGACGCCATAAGGGCCGCGGTGCTCAAACTCTTCCCCGAGCTGTCCGGCGGGCTGCACCTGGACCGCTATGCCCGCGTGGTGGCCCTGGCCGACCAACCGGGCGAAGGCGTGAGCTGCGAGCGGTTCCGGCCCCGCTACGCCGTGGACGTGCAGATCCTCACCCCGGACATGGAGCCGGACCCGGCTTTCCCGCTCTACACGGCCGTGCCGCTCCCCGTGCCCGCGGGCGCTGGCCAGGAGTGCGGCGCGTTCGCCTTCCCGGAGCCCGGCGCCCTGGTGGTCGTTGGCTTCGCCTACGGCCGCCCGGACCATCCCATCATCCGGCAGGTCTACCCCATGGGCGTCTCGCTCCCGGCGGTGGCGCCGAAGGAGTTCCTGCTGCAGCAGTCCCCCACCGTGCTCCAGCGCGCGGACGACGGGGGAAACTGGACCCGGCTGACCGACGCGGCCATCACGGACGATTCCATGTCCCGGCTGGTGCGCACCGTGTCCAGCGTGCGCGAGATCGCGCGCGAGCTGGTGAAGGTGTCCGAGCACTCGACCGTGGAAGTCGGCGGCATGCACACCGTGGAGGTCGGCACGGTCCTGTCTCTGCTGGCCGGGCTGCGCGCCGACCTCGGGACGCTCGGGGAGCTCAACCTCACCGCAGGCGGCGACTCGACGCACTCCACGGCCGGGAACGCCACCGAGACCGTTGGCGGGGACCAGGCCTGCTCGGTCAAAGGGGCGCGCACAGTCAACGTGGCCGAGGCGCAGTCCACAACCACGGGCGGCGCCCTGTCCGAGACGGTCGGCGGGGAGAGCACCGAGGAGGCGCAGGGGGACAAGAGCATCACGGCCCAGGACATCTTCCTGCAGGCGCGCGGCAAGCTCACCTGCACGGCCGCCGAGGGCGGCATAAGCCTCTTCGGAGAGATCATGGCCGCACTCCAGGACATCCGCGAGGCGCTGGTGATCCTGGCCACCCACACGCACCCGCAGACGGGCGTCATAGACCAGGGCGGAGCCGTCGCGGGCGAGGCCGCCTCCCTGGGAGGGCACATAGGCAACCTCGGGAGCGCGGCGAACTAGATGGCCCAGCTCCCCGACATCCGGTGCGGGCGGTGCGCCAAGCTGCTCGCCCGCGGCGTCGCCGTCGCCCTCGAAATCCGCTGCCCCCGCTGCGGGACTTTCAACACCATGAGGACCGCGAGTCCCTGCCCAGAAGGCCTGGAGCCTCGGACAAGGAGTCCTCATGCAGATCAATGGCCAGGCGACACGACTGTTTCAGGGTGATTCTCTCGCCGTACTCCGCGAACTCCCCTCCGGCCACGTAGACGCCGTCGTGACGGACCCGCCCTATTCCAGCGGCGGGCAATCCACAGCGGCCCGCAAGGCCGACCCTGCCGACAAGTACCAGACCAGCAGCACGAAGCGCACCTACCCGCCCATGCTGGGCGACAACAAGGATCAGCGCTCGTTCCTCGCCTGGGCGCAGCTCTGGCTCTCCGAATGCTGGCGCATCTCCAAGGACGGCGCGCCGCTGCTGGTCTTCTCGGACTGGCGGCAGGTTCCGGTGATGAGCGACGCGATCCAGGCCGCCGGATGGACCTGGCGCGGGCTCATCGTGTGGGACAAGCCCACGGCCAGGCCTGACAAGGGGCGCTTCCGCAATCAGGCCGAGTACGTGCTCTTCGCCACCAAGGGGCGGCACGAACGCGGAACCGACCGCTGCCTGCCCGGCGTGTTCCGGCACAGCGTGGACCCGCGCCGCAAGGTGCACCTCACGGGCAAGCCCGTGGGGCTGCTGTGCGACCTGTTGGAGGTGGTCAGGCCCGGCGGCCTGGTGCTCGATCCCTTCCTGGGCGGCGGGACAACTGCCGCGGCCTGCCAGGAGACCGGCCGGGCCTGCATCGGCATCGAGCTGTCCGAGGAGTATTTCGAGGTCGCGCGGCGGCGCCTGGAGGTGGCGTGCTGATCTAGCCTTGCGCTGCCTCGCGCAGCCTTCAAGCCCCACTTCCCCCTGTGGCCGACGGCACATGCGTCGGCCACTTCCGTTTTCCGCCCCGGCCCAGGCCATTCCGGCCTCATGCCCGCCCGCAACACCCAAGAGGACTCCCCGGCCAGCCAAAGAGCGCGCCAGCCGGGAAAAAATCACTCCTCCGCACCAAACCTTCGGGATTTTCGAGGTCGTTTTTGCAACCCCAGGCCCCGGCGCAAGGGGGCACGGAGCGACTGCGCTGTAGCGCCCTGCGACGCCCCGGCGCGTTGCGCGGGAAGCGAGGAAACGCAAGGGCTGGCAAGCTCATCGCGCAAGCCGGGCGAGAGCAACAGCCCGCAAGTGGCCAGATACCAAAGCCTTTTGCAGAGAGGGCGGCACGGATGGAGGCCAAGCGCGAGACACGGGACAAAACGCCCCAGGCCAAGCCGACAAACCGGGGCGATTCGCCCTAGGCAGGCAGCATTCCGCGGGCCTTCGCCTCCTGCACCAAGTTCCAGAGCATGGTCGGGAAGTCCGTGCCCAGGACGACGGCCATGCGGTAGGACTCGTCGAGCGTCAGCTTGCGGCGGCGCTTCTCAAAGTCCCTGCAACTGCGCCACAGACGCACACCGGACGCATCGCCGAAGACCCGCCTGCCGAACTCCGAATGCGACAACGGCGACGCCTCGACCCGCTCCGCGATGAGGGTGATGAACACCCGCTCAAAACTATCGGTGTTTTCCATACCTTACCTATACAGGATAAAATGCCCTAGAGAAATCTGGCAAAATGCCCTTGACAGACTAGGGCATTTTGCCCCATGTAGGCACCATGAAAAACGCACTCACAATCCATCTCCATCGGCTGGCCAGGCAGCACGGCTCGTGGAGCCGGGTCGCCAAGGCCCTGGGAATCGACCCGCGCAACCTGCGCAGAAACCGGAACAAACTCATGAACCAGCCCACAAGGCGGGTGCTGCTCCTCGCCGGGAAGCACCTCGCGCTGCGCCTCCTGCTGCGGGAGTTGCGCTCCTCCGGGGCCGTCACCCCAGGGCAGATCAAGGCGGCCTGCAGGCGTGTGTCCATGACGAATCCCCCTAGCCTGTAGCGGCGAAGAGCACCACGTGGGTGTCCAAAACGAGGAGCGGACAGCATGATCGAAAACGAAGCCACACCCCTGCATCACCTTGACGCCATCGACGCATTCAAGCTGGCCATCGAGAAGAGCGGCAGGCCGCTCCCCGAGATCGCAAAGGACATGGGCTGGTCAACGTCCTTTGTCCGGCGCGTGTTCAGCGCCGAGAAGTTCTTCCCCTCCGTGGTCGACATCCCGCGCTTCTGCGCAGTCATCGGCAACCAGGTCATCATCCACTGGCTGCTTGCCCGCGCCACCTTCTACGGCCTGGACGAAGCGCACCAGGACGTGGACTGCAACGCGCTCCTGCGCCGCGTGAATGACCTATTCGCCGAGGTCGGCGACGTCGCCGCGGCAGCCCGCTTAAGCACGGCGGACAACTGGCTTGAACCAATCGAGTGCCGCCGCCTCATTAAGGAACTTTCCGACGTGCTCGACCGGGGCATGTCCCTCGTGTCCGATCTGCGGGCCTTGGAGCGGGCGAATGCCTAGCCCAGGACGGAGCGACATCACCCCGGACGAGATAGTCCGCGCCCTGCAGGCCGACTCGCGTTACGAGTTCCGGGAAGCCGGGGACTACCTCCGCAAGGGGGTCTGCCCAGGGTGCGGGAAGCGCACCCTCTACATCGGCAAGCAGCACCCCTGGGTGCTGCGCTGCGAGCGGCTCAACAAGTGCGGCTTCGAGGCCTCCGTGCGGGAACTCCTGCCCGCCGTCTTCGCGGACTTCGCCAACCGCTACCCCCCGACCGAGAGCAACCGCGACGCCACGGCGGACGCCTACCTCGGCCTCGACCGAGGCTTCGACCTCTCGCGCATCCGCGGCTGGTACGAGCAGGCGGCCTGGGCCGTGCCCGGCACAACCGACCACGTCCCCACAATCCGCTTCTACCTGGACGCGGCCCGCACCCGCTATTGGGAGCGGCTCATCGGCCGGACCAAGAAGGACGGCCAGAAGGCCCACTTCGGCGGCAAGCGCAAGGAAGACGGCACGCTCTTCCAGGGCGACGTGTGGGCGCCGCCGGGGCAGAAGCTGGAGAAGGGCGACCGCTGCTTCCTGGTGGAGGGCATCTTTCACGCCATCGCCCTGCATCATGCCGGACAGAAGGCCGCCGCGCAGTTCTCCTGCAACCACTTCCCCGAGACCTACATCGAGGCCCACAAGGGCAAGGGCGTCCACTGGGTCATCGCCCTGGACTCGGACAAGGCCGGAAAGAAATACGCCCAGACCCGCCACAAGCGGCTCAAGGAGCTGGGAGAGCTGGCCACCGTGCTGCTGCTGCCCGAGGGCAAGGATTGGGATGACCTCTGGCGCGGTGGGCGCATCGATCCCGCCTTCATTTCCGAGCGCCTCTACTACGGCCGCCTCTTCATGGCCGAGACGGTGGAGGAGAAGGCCTACCACTACTACGTGCGCCAGCGGCGCATGTCCTTCATCCTGGACTTCCGCAACGCCCTCTACTCCATCACCATGCCCTCGGCCTTCGAGAAGGAGCTGGCGCAAGAGGCCGCCGGGCTCATCGAGGAGCGCGCGGCGCGCAAGGACAAGGAGCAGGCGACAAGCGAGAACCCCATCGAGGAGTTCCTGAACTCGCCCGACGGTCGCCAGCTCTTCAGCCGCCACTGCCAGGTCGAACAGATCTCGAACGTGCAGCCGCGCTTCCTCTACATGGAGCGCGACGTGGTGATGGAGGAACAGCGCTACGTCTTCGGAATCTCCTACGCCAACGGCCAGCCCGACGACCTCATCGCGCTCGAAGGCACCGCCATCACCAGCCCCGACGCCTTCCACAAGGCCCTGCTCAACCGCTCACGGGGCGGCACCTTCGACGGCGACATGCGCCAGCTCAAAATCCTGCGCGACCGCTGGCTGAACAAGCGCATGACCACGGTGCAGGCCCTGCCCTTCGTCGGGTACGACCGGGACGCCGGGGCCTACATCTTCCAGAAGCACGCGTGGCACAACGGCCGCAAGATTCCGGTTAACGATAACGGCTACTTCGACATCAACCGCGTGGGCATCAAGACCGTTCTCAACGGCGTGTATATCCACACCGACGGCAAGTTCGACCCGAGCTGGATCAAGCCCTTCGCCAAGGCATTCCACTGGCAGGGGCTGGCCACGCTGGCCTTCTGGCTCGGCTCCCTCTTCGTCCAGCAAATCCGGGCACGGCACAAAACCTTCCCCTTCCTGGAGCTGACCGGCGAGCCCGGCGCGGGCAAGTCGACCATCCTGGAGTTCCTGTGGAAGTGCGTGGGCCGCGAGGATTACGAGGGCTTCGACCTGCTCAAGTCCACCCCGGCCGGACGCCGCCGCGCCTTTTCCCAGGCGTCCAACCTGCCCGTGGTCATCATCGAGTCCGACCGAGACAACGGCGACAAGGACGCCAAGCAGAAGCAGTTCGGCTTCGACGAAGTGAAGCCCTTCTACAACGGGCGAGGCACCGGCACCCTGGGCGTGGCCCGGCGCAGCAACGACGTGGAGGAGCACCTGTTCCAGGCTTCGCTGCTGATCTCGCAGAATGCGGAGGTCGACGGCTCCGAGGCGCTCCTGCAGCGCATCGTGCATTGC